CACCAAAATCATCTACGCATACATGTTCAGTGGGTTTCATACGGTCGGGTGCCTTTGAAACCCTCGACGAACGTCGAATAATAGGCTGGTCGGTCATTATAATTTAAAAGTGTGTGTTTCTTTTAAATGTATTTAGGTGTAAAATCATTCATTTGATTAAGTGTATCTTTACTAAGTACTTGTTCAAACTCGTATCCTATACGATGTGATATACCTGCGAGGTTGTTCATTATATCCGCGTCCATAGGTGACATATAAAGCGGTATATCATTGAGGTTTTTTAACGCCTTTTCGAGATATATTTGTGAAAACTTGACTTGCGTCCTGTATTCCTTCGCTATTTGAATTAATGCTAAAAATGTTTTATACGTTACTTCATCTACACTGGAATATATATGCGTTTCCTTTATAACACGGTTTAGATCATCTAGGGACGTGTCAGGTTTTGTTATTTTCGATATGATATATGCGAATGCACCTAATAGTAGTAAAACTAACATCTACAATAATCCAATTATTTTATCTGATAATTTATGCTCACGTGATTTACATGTACACACCCGAACAATTTTATCCTTGGAAATTTTAAACTGTATATTCATTTTTTTACATATCGAACATTTCAAGTCCGTGTTTACCAATTGGATGTTTTTAGTTTTTTTCGTAACACTTTTCACTTGTATATTTTCATTCTGTACCATGTGTTTGTTGATGAAAACTTGTAATTTTTCGCTACACTCTATAGGTGATTCCTTTTTTTCTTCCGGGCACGGGGTACACACATTCTGTGGTATTGAAAACATTGGAGGTGTATACCCCTTAGGATACAATTGGTCGAAAATTTTGGTCGGAAGTGTGTGTTTTCTACCGTAAAAATCTTTACACAACCCATATCGCCGCCCTTTCATCGTTTCACACGTACAGAAACACTTTTGTATGATCACATGTCCTTCAATACGAAACCATACGTGATTTGACCCGTGGTCTCTTTGAAGATTTTCACAATATTTAGACGTGGTTGATATCAGGTATGAATTCTTATCGCTGAACATTTTCGTGATGAGCGCACACCCCTGGCCATCCATATTTTTCTGAATAAAAAGTTCAACGTCTCGAGTCACCGCTTCATTTTGAAAAATGTTTTTAGTTTCTTTTAATGTGAACGAACCTTCATCTCGCGTTGATCCTTCAACGATCGCAACGTCTGTGCGCTCAGTTCTAAGCGTTGCCATGTGCATAATTTCTACACTTGGCTCTCTATCAAAAACGTGTGAAAGTTTACCATTTTCGTGTGTATAGTTGAGTACAGGTATATATTCTCCTTGATATTCACCCTTTACATATTTATGTGCCCACGGCATACGAAATCCACTCCCTTTCACGTTTCGTTTCCCACCACCGTATACCGCAGTATCGACAATATCACCCCACGGTTTCCCGGGAAACATGAGTGATAATGACGAAACTATATGTGAATGTAAAGCCATCGCGGAACTGTGATCCACTACGAATCCCGGCCAGTTCATGTGAATTCCATATTTGATTGTATCACCATGTGGTTTTGGTTCTGCTACGGAAACGAGAACATCTTTCCCACCAAAATGGGTCACCCGATCGCATATTGTTTGTACATATTCCTTTAACCGATCGAATGGTATATCTTCATCATCTTTATAATCTAAATCAACGAAAAAGTTATACGTATCTGTTTTTTGTTCAACGACGCACACTTTCTCACCAGATTTGACAGCCTTGACATATTCGTCATAAAATTCATTCAACCTATCAAAAGGAACAGATAGACGGCCACCGTCCATGAGCACATGTGATAGATTGGAGCTATTCGAAAAACCTTGTTTTCGACACCATGATCTAAACATACTTACTTGTATGTCGTGTTATTTTTTTAATACTCTTCTTCATGCCATATCGAAGTTCTACACGAAACATCCCTTAATTCCTCCTCCTCGGAAGCTAACTCTTTCTTAAGTGTTAGTAATTCATACACGGTTTTGCTTCGTATTTCTTCTATATATTCGTCCGCTCGTCTTTCCATGTAAGATTTACGATCGATTAGTATTTGTTTAATTTGTAAAAGAATGTAATTCTTCGACTTCATTATTTTATACGAAATGTTTTTCTATCGAGAGAAGTCACGCAAGCGTAAAATTCCGGATTTTCAATGACATTATGTTTGATTCGTTCCCATCGTCGCCGAGAATTAAATTCCGGTAACGTATCAAAACTCATAAAATCATTTTCATCATATGTTCTCTTCATCTGTATTTTTTTTGTATGCATTTTATATTTCTCTTCATTGAATTTTCTAACAAGATCAGCCTGTTCAAATTTAGAATACCCGACAAAGAAAATGAAAACAGTGTATTCAAGATCAACTGTAGCACTCTCCTTTACATTAAAAGTAAAGCTCGTGTACTCACCTTCTTTTAATGACACCACCCCCCGCGTTTCTTCCTCAAGCTCTCTAAGAGCTGTTCGTAATGGAGTGAATATTTCTCTTCTACGACACCCACCTGTTACAAATATCCACTCTTTAAATTGTTTATCTCGCACCGTAAGAAAACGGGGTGTATCTCCGGCGAATGTGACTGGAATGGCTATAGCTTTATGTTTCTTCATTGCTCATTAGCTTCTATAATCCCCTGATAAGTTTATTCGGAAGAAATATCCACAGGACTTTGTCCTCGCGTCACACGTTTTTCAGGTGTTTTAGATTTGGGTTGAGCTCCCGGTACCGCTTGTGGTTTCGCCTGCTGAGACGCTTGTGCCTGTCTATTCAGTTGTACCTGACGTTTCATTTGTTCCTGTTGTTCTATAAATTGCTTTTCTTCTTCTTTAACTTTATCAAGAAACGAGGTAATTTTCGTGATTTCTTCTTTAGAACCCCTAAGTTCCCTGTACATATATACAGAGGCTGCGATACAGACTATGACAGCGAGAACCGTAGCCGTTTCCCTGTCAAAGGCGAACATTTTGTGATTAAAATACTCGTCTTGTTTTTAAGTAGATACAATAGCACCCAATTTAGACGTTTCACCTTGGGGGCACTCATATCCTTTTTGACCAAATTGAACTTCCTGGTAATGACCTTCTTTACAAGGTGCGTTTTCTGTGGGTATGTATTTATTAAGTGTTCCGGATTTAGGATCGTAGGTGATCATAAACACGAATGCTAGGAGAAAAAGAAGTCCCCACATTTACTATTATATGGGATTTAATTGGAGTACATAAGACCACCCATACCATTTTCGATACGGAGGATGTTATAGTTGACAGCGTACAAACTACCGTTGAATGTACCAGCATCAGACACCAAACGGGCACTGTCTACACGTGAAAAATTCAAGGTACCTGTGGGCTGGAGCTTTGACGTATCAAGGCAGAACGGATACAGGAAGTGGGTCGCGATGCTACTGTTCATAGTGCTGAACGGGGTATGGTAATACATGGATGCGGACGTGTAGTGAGGGCTCCCCATCTTCGCATCGCCGACATCTGTACCGTTGATTTGAAGTATCACCTTACCACCAGCAATACCGTAATCGGCACCTGTAGGCAGACCAGTGGCGGGGGTTACACCCACAGCCGCGATGAACTTGACGGGGTGGTTCAAGTTGAGCTCTTGGATCAAATCCCCTGAAGCGACAGCCTCTTGCGTCTGAGTGATGAGCATGTTATGCGGCGCTGATGAAACCGCCGTACGTTCATCGGTATCCAAATAGATGAATTGCGCGTGCACTTCATAATCCTTCGCCGCGACAACGGTATTCCATGAGATTCGGATCTCGACATCATGATACTGGAGCGCCACGAGCGGGAGTGCCGACTGGGCATTTTCGCAAAACGAAAAGCGGAGCGGGTAGAACCCAGATTTGTTAGCCGAGGCGGCCGCGAGAGACTTGGAGTACGTTTGAGAAAGCATGGCGGGTGCGATTTCTTGCGAAAAAACTGACGTTTGTGTGTCAATAATCTGACCACCGATCAACAGTTCGACCTTCTTAATTTGCCCTTCCCAACCAGCTCGTGTTGTAGAGTCATTGGGTGTGCGGTTGGATATGTACACGTGGCTGAGCATATCACCCTTGCGTTCGAAACGCACGGTGGACATACCACCTGTGGCGGGGTTACCCTGGATAACCTGCTTTTCAACAGTCTGGGCAAAGTTTGTGTGACGCTTGTACGTCGATCTGAAAAAGGATACTTCGGGGTTACCCACGATGTGTGCATCCTGAGCACCCACGGCAACGAGTTGGGCGATACCACCGGACATTTATATTATACTATGTTTTTATTTTTAAGCGTTAGAATAAGGGAATTTTTGTATTGATCGATTTATTTATATTCACCGCGTTTCTAACTTTTGTACACGTGAGATGAGTGTCAAAACGAGTGCTTCGAGATTTTTTGTTTTGACCTTTTCGGCTTGGAGGTCTGCTTTAGTGGTTGATCCACTAGTGGTGATTTTAACTTTCGGTGGCTCTGGCCATAGGGGGTTTTCTGGATCTTCTGTCGTAGAAGGAATGTCGCGGAGAGCTTGGCGGTACTTATTCCATTCGGTTTCGTTTTCCATAATAATATCATTTGTTTGGGTCCAGTCGGATAATCCGAGTTTGATATTTCGTTTTTTTCTAAGTTTTGCAATTAATAGATTTGGTTTAAAAACATTATTGTGATATTCTTCTATATCACTCATTGTTGGAGTAACCACATCCGGCGATTCCCAAAGCACGTTTTCTAATTTATTTTCTGGAATGGGATTGTTTTCTTCGTACATTTTCCATAATAAACCAGGCCTGAGTGCGGACATGCACTGGAATATATCATGTGTTTCCATATATATTTACATCATAATAATATTATTATCTAACTAATGCAGTTGAACATAACAAATATGCACTGTTATCTATATACCCACTACTATGCACTTGGAAACTCAAATAGTGCCCAACGTTCATGTATACTTGACATGCGAACGTGTACGCTTCTTCTACTGATGGTGTCGAACGTAAATCTAGAATCTCACGGTAAGTGTTAATTACATTATTCGCGTTCCAATTCGTTCCAGAAGCCTGAAAGGTGACCAATAAATTCGAACCAGATGAATTAATAGCCCCACGCCCCGCACTAACCACACAACATGAAATTAAATAATTTCCTGCCTTCTTTGCTGTAAAACGCCCCCGATTACCACCCATACCACTACCACCATGACCCGGTGCAGACATGGGTCCTCCCCCATTATTGCTATATACTGTTACAGTGGGGGACTGTGAACACGTCTGCCCCCAAGACCCGGAGCACCACGACGAGTCATATATTCCAGTGGTAACCCTCAAATTCCCACTTACATCTAACTTATATGCTGGACTCGACGTCCCGATGCCGACGTTGCCGTCTGCTCTCATAGACATCAACAAATTAGCACCACTTATAGTTGGATCTGCGCCACCTGCTGATTTACTGTAAAAACGTAAACTCTCGTCGGATGTCTCCGCCGTACCACCAGCATCGTAAGCTATAAACATACAATCTTTATTGGAATGGTCTTCCATAAACACGATACCGGCATCGGGGGTATCGGGAAAGGTTCGGTGAACACATATTGAGCCACCTTTCACGTGAAGTTTTGTCTCTGGATCCGTCGTCCCGATGCCGACGTTGTCGGCGAAATACGCTTTATTGCTGTATAACTCAAATTTAGTCGCGGACGCTATTCTAAA